GCAGCAATCAGCCGCGAGGCCCTGGCTGCAAAGCTGGGTATGAGCGACCGGCAGATGCGCAAGGCCGTGGAGGACGCACGCAACGAGGGCCTTATTATCCTCTGCGAGTGCAACGGGCGCGGCTACTACCAGAGCAACGACCTGAACGAAATCCATTGCCAGTATATCCAGGACACCAACCGAGCTATGGCAATTCTGAAAAGACGTAAGCCCATGCGGCAGCTGCTACGGCAGGCGGGCCGCTGCGTATAAAACCATTTTCCCCGATTTTTGATTTTATGGAGGTAATTATCATGGAAAACCAGACCAATGCAACCACCAATGAAATGACCCAGGAGCGGGAGGCCAAGATCCTGGAGGCGGCTATCGCCAAGTACGGCACGGTACCGCAGGTGATCGTGGCGATCGAGGAGCAGGCGGAGCTTATCAAGGCGATCTGCAAGTTCCTGCGGCACACCCTTTGCAACCAGTACGAGGAGGCCCCTGTTCTTGCTTCCCTGTCCGAGGAACGCGCCGACGTATCTATCATGCTGAACCAGCTGGATCTGATCTTCGGCGACAACGTAGAAATGGAGATCACGAAGCTGGAACGCCTGGAAAAGCAGGTGGTACCCGGTGTTGTTTCGCTGTGATTGGTGCGGCGCGCTGTTTGACGAGCCGGACACCAGGCGCGTGACGGAGAACCTGGACGGCGAAAACGGCTGGTGGACGCACACCGAAGAATACTGCCCCCGCTGCGGTTCCCAGGACTTTGAGGAGGCCGCAGAGGACGACGAGGAGGACGAGGAGCCGGAGGACTGACCGGCCCACAATAACGAAACAGGAGGACAATACCGTGAACGAGAACAACGAATTGATGGTAACCAGCGTCCAGAACGAGCAGGACGCACTCATGAACCTGGATTTTGATAACGTGCTGGCCCTGGCCGAGCGTGCCGACAAAATGGTGGGTGCGCTGAATAAGATCATGGCCGCAGCTATCAAGATCACCACCCCGAAAGACTGGTGCCTGATCGGCGGCACACCCTATCTCCAGGAAACCGGCGCAAGCAAGGTGGCGCGCCTGTTCGGCATCGGCTGGCAAATCCACCCCGGCTATCCCAAGGTAGAGTACGACGGCGACGGGTACCCGACCTACACCTACCGCATGACATTCCGCATGGGTGCGCAGCAGATCGAGGCCGAGGGTATGCGCAGCGCACACGATGAATTCTTTGCTGGAAAGAAAACCGACAAAAACGGCCAGCCCCAGCAGCAGAAAACCGTGGACGAGATCGACCTGGCCGACGTGAAGCGTGCAGCCTACACCAACTGCCTGAACCGTGGTATCAAGGGTATTCTGCCCGGCCTGCGCAACCTGGACGTGGCAGATCTCCAGCGCGGCGGCATCAACCTCGAAAAGACCGGCGGCTATACGTTTAAGAGCGGCTCCAAGGGCGGTAACTCCGGCAGAGCCGAGGACAGCGGCCTTGCCTGCGAGGCCTGCGGTACCGCCGTCAGCCAGAAAGTGGCCAGCTACGCCCAGGGCAAGTATGGGCGCGTGCTGTGTATGAAGTGCCAGAAAGCCGCTGACGCGGGCGCTCTGGATGTGGACTACCAGGAGCAACCCGGCTACGACGACCGGGACGCACCCCCGGAGAGGCGGTGAGCTGAATGCTGACTGCACAGTACATATCCGACCGCGTGAGCGAGTTCGTGAAAAGCGAGATCAAGGTTTACCCCTGCAACAACCTCCGCGCCAGTAACATCGGCCACCCCTGCGAGCGGTACCTGTATCTGCTTATCAAGCATTGGGACGAGCAGCGCCCCCACGACGAGGGCCTGCAAAACATCTTCGACTTCGGCAACAGCGTGGAGGAGTACACGATCCAGAAGCTGAAGAACAGCGGCCTGGAAGTGATTACCCCCACGGTGCGCAGCTGGAAAGTGGAAAACCCCTTTATCACCGGGCGCGAGGATATACGCATCAAAGACCCGGAGGACGGCCAGCTGTACCCGGCAGAGATCAAGGGCCTTTCCCCCTATGAGTGGGAGCGCCTGGACTGTGTGGAGGACTTCTACAACAGCAAGAAGCATTACGTGAGGGCCTACCCCTCCCAGCTGCTTGTGTACTGCTGGAAGTTCGAAAAGGAAAAGGGCTTTTTCATCCTCACCAATAAGCTGACCGGCGCTCTAAAAATCATCGAAGTGCCTTTCGACTGGGAACGCGCCGACGCGCTGCTGAAAAAGGGCGAGCGGGTATACGCGGCCCTGGCAGACCGCACCGGCAAGACGGTACCGGCAGCGTGCGAAGATATTACCGTGTGCGAGAGCTGCGGACTGTGTCACCTGTGTACGGCCAATATTGAGCGCCCGGAAATGGACGTGGACGACGGCGAGCTGGAGGCTCTGATCGACGAGAAAACGGCCCTGAAGCCTTACGTCGATCAGCACAAGCGCCTGGACGAGGAGATCAAGAAAAAGGTAGGAGAACGGGAAAAGGTGCTGGCTGGTAAGTACGTTATCACCGCAAAGACCATTTCCAAGCAGGCATATACCGTCGCCGCGAGATTGGAGCGCCGCTTGACCGTTTCCCGCCTTTAAGGAGGCGAGGCTATGATCCCGTGGATACAGGTATATTCAAACCTGCCCCAACACCCCAAGACTACCAAACTGGCGGACGAGCTGGGCCTGGCAAGCGCAGCGCTGAACCCCAACGTTCTGGCCGTCGGCCTGGTGGTAAGCCTCTGGACGTGGGCTATCCAGAATGCCTACAACGGCGACCTCTCCGGCTGTTCCCAGCGAGCCATAGCGGAGGCTTGCCTATGGAAAAAGAAGCCGGAAACCCTGGTTAAAGCCTTGCAAAAGGCTGGCTTCCTGGATGCAGATATGAAGCTGCACGACTGGGAGGAATACGCCTGCCTGCTGGTGGAACAGGAGGAGAACCGCCGGGCAAAGACCCGCGACCGCGTGAAGCGTTACAGAGATAAAAAGGCTGCCGAGGCTGCCGGTGACGGTAACGTATACGGTAACGCTCCTTGTAACGTTACAGACACGCCCAGTAACGCACCTACCATACCAGACCATACCAGACAAGACCTAACCAGACCAGATAATTATTTCTCTGGTGGTGGTGATGATGCGCGAGCGCAGGCGCACGAGGAAGTGAACGAATTTTGCCAAGGGCGGGATTTGGAGCCGGGTGTGTACTTCGGCATGACCGGCGAGATCCGGGACACCGTGAAAGCCTTTACCGACGCTCTGTTCGTCAAGTTCACCACCAGGATGCCTACCGAGGCAGACGAGGGCCAGGTGTTCCAGGCTATTCACGACAACTGGTACGACGGCAGCGAGTGGCACATGAGATTGCCCCAGGCCCGGAAAGAGCTGCTTATGTACGCCTTTGAGAACGCCGGCGCCGCCGGAAAGCCCGGCGACTGGAAGTACATCAACGGCATTCTGGAAAAGCTGCGCCAGCGCGGCATACGCACGCTGGCAGAGGCAGAGGAATACGACATCAACCGCGAGCTTGACCGCGGATGGACGATCTAACAGCAAGGAGGCGAGAGCAACGTGGATTACTGGCACAAGGCCTGGACGTGTCCGTTCTTCAAGTGGGACGACGTGCAAAGCGTCGGCTGCGAGGGCGGCAAGCTCCGTTTCCCCGACAAGGAAAGCGCCGTGGAATACATGGACGCTTACTGCGCCGGCACCGGCTGCGCCTGGGAGCAATGCAGCGTTGCCGCCTCCCTGCTGAACTACTACGACCGAAAGGAAGATACCGACCATGAGCAATGCGAAAGATAACAGAATTCAGCAGCTCCAGGAACAGAATACCGAGCTGCACAAGATCTGCCAGCGTCAGCGTGACAGCCTGGCAGCCCAGCAGGAAGCCATTGTGCAACTGAATATCTCCCTGGACAGCACACTTGCGTGTCTGGCAAACCTCTACGGCGAGCAGGTAACCCTGGAGGACGGCACCCAGGCCCGCCAGGTGAAGATCCCCGCAGAGGACTACCCCAGCGTGCTTGACCGCTTCGAGGTCGGCGCTGTGATGTTCGAGGGACATTACGTTATCACGGTGGCTCCGAAGCCCCAGGAGGTAGACAATGGCCAGGTGTAGAGGCTGCGGCGCTGAAATCAAGTGGATCAAGACCCCTGCCGGAAAAAGTATGCCATGTGACGCGGAACAGGTGGTCTACTGGGAGAAGCCCGGTGCTGCCGGAAAGGTGGTGACACCCAACGGCGAAGTTATCAGCTGCGAGTTCAGCGGCGAGGCCAGCAAGGCAACGGGCGTAGGCTACCGCCCACACTGGTACACCTGCCCGGAGGCCGACAGCTTTAAGCGAGGCCGAAAATGAACAGTCCGGCATTAAAGCCCTGCCCATTCTGCGGCGCTCCCGCAGAGCTATTCCGGGGGCAGCAGATGCGGGACGGCCACATGACGCACTACGTACTGGCTCGCTGCACCAACTGCAAGGCCGGT